CTCATGGTGAGGGTTTCTTGATCATTAAAGATCGGAGGATACTATGGCAACAATCGGAAGTATGGGTATAGGGGGATCTCGTTATTACGAGATTCGTTACGGAAACGGCACACTGAAGTCTACTTCGACTCCAGTTACTGGCACGACTGCAACTAATTTATCGCATGGAAACATGCAATATCTTAATCCCCTTCCAACAGGTAAATTTACACCTGGTGAGTTCCGTATTAACGACGTTGTCATACGTAAGGTAAGCGGGGTTAGCATACCGGGAATGATTCAGTCAACCGTGAAGGATAATACTTATTATGTCCATCGCGGTTATAATACTGCAATCAAAGCCCTTAATGTCTACCTTGATTACCCTTCTTGGCCTAGCCAAGAAGCGGAGTGGGTTCTACAAAAGGCGAAAGCCAAAATGTTAGAATCCGATGCCGACATCGCATTGATGTTAGCAGAAGCAACGGAAACGTTGCACATGCTCCGTAATCCTCTTAAAGGTTTCCATGACTACTTGAAGAAGCTCAGAAAGCTCTCTCGTAGTCAACCCAAAAATTGGAATCCTGAACTTAGTTTCCTCGCCAATGCATGGCTTCTTTACAGATATGGGATCTCTCCTTTCATATCTGATATTGAATCCATAATGCAGTTGGTTAATGGTAAACTAAAAGAACGGGTTCCGGGTAGTCTAATCCGGAAGAAAAGTGGATTAGATTGGGTTACCACTCGTGACTGGGTAGCAACTACACAGTCGTACGGCGGTCTATATCTTCAGCCTAAATGGGTGGAGAAGACCACATATGTTGCCTTTGGGCACACGTATGCACGTGCAGCTTTGGAAGTCTCAAGTGATTTCCGTGCTGATCGTTTCGGATTTGATCCGAGACAAATGCCGGCTTTAGCTTGGGAAGTTATCCCGTACTCTTTTGTGATCGATTGGTTTGCGTCAGTCGGTGCTTGGTTGAGGGCAATAATGCCACTAATTAACGCGACACATCTCGGTGATTGTGTAAGTGTAAAATCTACACGTACCGTGACCCAAACATTGAATGTTCTTCCTTTGTTTGGTCGTTCGTATGAATTAGGAGATCCTGGTACTTTTACCTGGACCTGTCAACAGCTCGAAAGACGTACCTCCGACACCACGCCGGTTGTACCGGCGTTTACGATTAGGCAGTTTGGTTTTAAACAACTGCTTGATTCACTTGCCCTACTTTGGGGCGCAACTCCACATAATTAGGAGATGGTATATGAGTTTGCAAAATGCATCACTCTTAGAGGGAGCCACTATGGCTGCCGCAACAGGTGGGAGCGCAATCGCGTTCGCACTAACTGGTGTCAGCGTCGTTAATGGCGTTAATATCAGTGTTCCCCTTGACACGGACTTCCGTACTAGACGGAACATAACGGTCAAGAACAAACAACCCTCCCTATTGTCGGACGGAACGTATACAAAGAACAAGCAAAGTGCTTCCTTTGTACAACCTAAGATACTCGCAGATGGGTCCACCGTATTTAACCTTATTAGGATCGAACGTGAAGTTCATCCTGAATCAAGCGCCGCTGAGGCTCTTGAGTTAAATACGATTGGATCACAAATGCTCCAGGACGCCGATTTTACCAGCTTTTGGGCTGGTGGATCTTTGTCTTGATGTATCAGCAGCTTTCTTGAGTGTCGGGTGTAAGAACCCTCCATTCTTTTAGGCTTTAGGTAAAATTTCTCACTGAGGACCATACCATGGGAAAAGTATCCACAGATGTGATCATGCAAGAAGTTTGGTCGCATCTAGTATCCGACTTCCGCACACTGTTGAAGACACAAAGTTATGCCGCGCAGTATAAAACTGCACTAGATGTTGGCATTTCAAACTTTCGTCTCGCGTCCTTTCCTGGACGAATGGCTGTATCGCCTTTATTATATAAATGCGACTATCAGCTTGAGACACTCTTCAAAAGATATCGGTTTCAAAACGACATGTATTCTCAACGTGAACTAGAAACAACTAGCTGGGAAAAATTCCAGCAAACACAGTTGCGCCTTGACACACCCATTGTGGAGACCCCGTTTTTAAACGTTGTTCTCCGTAATGCCAGGAAGATCGCTAAAGAAATATTAGGCGAATACGACTTGGAAGAACACATGAGCCGATGTGCATTTGGGAAGAGGGCTTGTGTCGGGACTGGTTATGGAGATTCAAATCTTCATATTAAATTATCCAGACCTTTAACAGGCTCTATTGAGCATATACGATGGTTCAAGGAGTATCTGAAAACAGATACGTTATTACTTGATACTATAAAAGAAGCGCAAGGCAAAACAAAGCCTTCCTTCCGTATATGCCGGGAACTGAAAATGACGTTGGTTCCAAAGAGTTACAAGGCACTACGTAGTGTAATGCCCGACACCCTTTGTGGAAGTTTCTATACAAGGGGATTGGGAGAAGTCTTAGCGCTGCGTTTAAAAAGTGCAGGTCTAAATATCAGAACGCTTCAAGAGCGTCATGGTATCTTAGCACAGCGATCCTCTGTTCGAGGACATCTGGTTACAGCAGATTTATCGGCTGCATCAGATTCCATTACAACATGGTTGCTGCGAAGAGTACTTCCTGGACCCTGGTATAGGGTTGTAACCCATGGGCGCATACCGTTTATTCGGTATAAGCGTTCATCTTTGAGAATGAACACTGTTCTCACTATGGGTCTGGGACATACTTTTCCCCTTCAGACTCTTATCTTCTACTCTCTACTTGAGAGCATTAGGAGACTTAAAAGCATTCGTACTAAGTGCTCCGTTTATGGTGATGATTTAATTTATCCAAAGGGAATTCATAACTTAGTACGTTATGTCTTTCCACGGATTAATCTAAACCTTAACGGAGATAAAACTTATGCGGAAACGCCTTTTAGGGAATCATGCGGGAGTGACTACTACCGCGGTGTTGATGTTCGTCCTTTTAATCCTGAAGGTGAGCATCGACTTTTGGGTCGACTTTACCTCGGACAATTCCTTTATAAACTCTACAACGGAATTAGTAGACGATGGACTGCAGGAGAAATACCTGCTACCCTAAACTACCTCTACAATGCAATAATTACGCATTGTGGAGAATGTTTTGTGGTTCCACCTCACTTTCCTGATACATCAGGTGTAAAATTTGGTCCTCATGTGCCTGTAAGGTACACGGATCTGACATTTGCGCCAGATGTGCAGTCATGCACGTTTAATTACGTGAAGACTAATTCAGGCCGTAGAAGGGTTAGGACCCAGCGATGTTACTACTGGGAGTGGCTCCGACAACGAAGTACCGGAGACACACTGTCCCCCTATTCAGACCTCGGTGACGTACCTGCCCTCTTTTGGGCTAAAAAGGTACGGTTTCACAAAGGTAAGAAGCGGGTTACACTTATCCCGATGACATCGGATAAGCGATCCTCACACGTCAACAAGTCTTGCGCTGAACATGATCTGTTCTACGCAAGCCCTGTGCTACGGTTGTAGCACAAAGGCC